GGGAGATCAGATTGGTATCGTGCCTTTTGGCAACCGAGGTTTCATGGTTGCCAGGTGCGACGATTGCGAGAATGGATTTGTATGGCTTGAACCATTCGAGCGCGGTACTGATCACGCTGTCGAAATACCGACCGCCTCGATGCTCCTCGCGCAAGCTCTCCTGGCTGGATCTCGGATCCCATCGTCCTTGCATCACATCGAATAGATCACCAGCGATTAGGACCGGCATGTTTCTCGATAGTGCGAGATCCATATGCTCTTTGAGAAGCGCCAAATCGCATTGCGCCGAGTCCCAATGCAGGTCGGTTAGGACCAGCAATTCTGGAACATCCTTGCTGGAACTATCGATGCCGAAAGTGATTTTGTGAACCTTGTCATCGACCTTGGCCGCAGACCATTGGATTGGCATCGGGACTCCATTCCTAGGGACGAGAGCGAACCTTGGCCAGCCACGCGTTCGCATCCTCGCGCACGCTTTGGTTGTGGCTCGACCAGTTGAACAGGTGACCGAATGCCAGATGGCAGGAATCACCACACAGCGTGAGGAGGTTTGCCGGGTCTAGTTCGGAATCTCGGTCTATGTGAAATGGAATGACATGGTGAACTTCAAGATTTTTGGACCGTCCACACGCGGCGCAAGATCCAAATTTACTGAGATGCTTTGACCGCGCGGATCTCCAGCCGGGTGAGCGTGGAACTCCCAACCACATTTCCACTTCTGGCTGGAATAGCTTGCGCCAGTTGATCACTTGCTTAGCCGGTTGATGAGCAGGCCAATTGCCCATTGCGCTAGCAGCATCCATGGGATTGGCAAGAATTGCTTGGCCTCGTCTGGTCCTTCCGCTTGGCTGATTGCTGCCTCCAGCGTGGCTTCAGGATCGAATGCCTCCCCTGTCTCCATGCTGGGAGCAGGCACAGCTATTTGAGCGCCGTACAGCGCAACCGTAGCGGCAGCGGCTAGCACGTCGCGTCCCCATGGTGTTTTCTGCCTGGCGAAATCCAAGAGGATTTTCAGGGAATTGATTGGCAGTTCGTTGGGTAATTGAATGGGATCAAACATAGGACACCTCTCTAAAACTGGGTAGCTACAACCTCAAAACTTGATTCATCAACTGCGGTGTATGCGCCTGCGCCAGCAAAATTAAAATAATGGGTGCCACTGGCACCAACTAAATAGTCGTAATAGAAAACACCGGTGGAACTACGAATAATTGTTCCCGGATAGTTGTAGGTGGTTGTCGTGCCTGCGGGGTTTTTCACCTTGAGAACTACGGTTGTTGGATCAGCCAGCACGCTGGCCAAGTCTTTGAAAGTCGCCTGTAGCCGAACAAGGTCGCCGACATTGTAACTGTAGGTGCCAGTGTTGGAGTTGTACGGCATATGCTAACCTCCGAGAATCGCAGTGGTGATAGTGGTAGTCTCGGTGACAGTCATGGTCAATTGAGTGGATTTGCCTATTACGGTAGTCGCAATAATGGCAGGCTCAGCCGCACTAACCGAACCACCAGCCAACAGCCCATACCCTGCCAATGCAAAATTCAGCCGGTCGGTAAGCCTGCGAGTTGGCAGAACTTTGGCCGCGCTGTCAGCCGATCCGCCCAGGCTGGTGGACTGTAACAGGCATAGATTCAGTTTGCTTGTGTAGCTCATGCCCACACCTGGTTGGGTATGGCTGGGTTCTCTGGGTCACGCACGACGATGTACGGCAGAATCTGTGCTGGCAGCTCAATTTCTACCAGGCTCCTAACCATCACCCACCATTTACCATCGCCTGCAAACACCGGCACAGGCTCACCGTTTTGACCTTCAGTAGTGTCCCCCGTGGGCGCGTAGTGTTCACCCATCACACAGATGGCCAGATCTAGTGTTGCTTGTGTGGTTGACCACTCGCCTGTGTCTAGATCTTGCGTGGAATACCCCAGCGACCGGCCAACCTGTGCGGCCTGTAGCTGGGAATCAAAACGCAGGAGTACATCTTGAATTGTCATGTAGACAACTCCTGTAATTTGGAGTTTGTTAGGCGTGTATTAAAATAGCGTAGGCGGGCGATGTGGCCGTTAAGTGCTGCACTTATCAAGCTAGAACCACCAATTTCCATCCTGTTTACCGTTGGCAATGTTCCAGATGCGTCAGTCAGTACTGCCGATCCATCGTCGCTAAAAGCAAAATCGTCAACTTTATATGCCATTGCGTCCTTGCTTGTTGCTCCCTGCAACCATGCGCCAGCAGAAGTGTAAATTAAGGCTTGCCAAACATTTCCATTTTTAACCCAAAAACCAACATCCGTGTAGGCATTATTTTGGCTACGAGAGGATTGGTATTGGTTGTTAAAAGTCCCATCGGAAACAAGAAATACAAAATGATTGCCTATAACATTGCTAGATGAGTCAGCTTCGTAAACTAAACTCCCCTCACTCGCATTCCAGAAACTACTAAAATCCGTCCCAGTAATTTGACAAACATCCGCTGATCTTGTCACCGCTGCTGTGGTGGTTGGGATGTAGCTAGTTGCGAATGAGCCAAGTTCTAGTTGCTGGCCCCAAAGGTAGACAGATTCCGTTCCAGCAGCAGTAAATGTTGCCCCACGCCCTGCTGTCGCTGAGCCAATTAGGCTAATGTATCCGGCAGATGTCGTTCCCGCTGCTGTGTATGTAATTATGCACCTATACCATCCGTTACCAACATTAACTATTGATGATGTGGCAGACCCACCTGCACCAAGCGTACCCACTACTCCGCTGCTAATATTGAAATTGGCGAAACCATTTGCCACACCATTTAGCACAATTTGCACAAAATCGTGTGTATTCTTTTTTACATAAATAGAAAATGTGTAAACAGAACTGGTGACGGTTGTAACTGCTTGGTAGGCATATGGGTTTACCGTACCAGCAGAAGCCGCTAGACTTTCAGCTGTTGTGTTTCCATCTGGACTAGCTGCCTGATTTGTTGAAATTGTTCCTTGGTTGATTGAATAAGCAGCATTATTAAACTGCTCACTATACAGATTTAAATTCGTCCGCTGCTCCTCCACTAACAGCCCCTTACTCACCCAGCTAGATCCGTTGTAGACATGGTTGAATCGTGGAGCGTTTATCGCTGCTGAGGACAGCACACCGGAAGAAGTAAAATATGTGCCAGTCGATGCACGGCTAAAACTTGGCGTAGGACCATAGGCCGCTGGCAAAGACCTATCTGTAGCCCAATCTAGATCTAAGGCTGGCAAAGGATCTTGAATAGACCTAGCCCTTTTAGCGCCCGTCAAACCAGCAGAAATACCCACGCCAATCATGCTGTGCCCTCTGTTGGTTCCGATGCTAAGTAGGTCCAGCATGTTAGTACCAATTGACTAGGTTGGTGGCAGTTGTGCCGGTTGCCTTCACTCGGCTAACACGGATCGGCAACACCTCACCGTTGTAAACCGTGTAGGTCACATCTGATCCGCCACCCGCTGGAGTGACTACCAGAGTGCCGCCTACGCCTACCCGGATGGCCCGTGAATTGAAAGCTAGATCCGTGCTGTCCGATGGCGTAATGGCCACCTGATTATCCGCCGGGCTCGTCAAGCCTTCTACAAAACTGCTGTGCTGATCAGCCATCTTAGTACTCCTCCACTACTGCGATTACATCCGTTTGCTTTGCTGCCGTCATCGTTGCCAAGCATCCAACCTTTAGGATGTGGCCATTTTTCAAAGGCAAAATGCTCCTGCTATTTAGATCCCTTGGCAGCCCTGGCAGCAGGCTAGACCCCAGAATATCCACGCTAGCCACCGCGCCATCTGTGCCACTGGCCAATGCCACCCGCACTGTGCCAAGCAGGAAATCCGTTGTGCCGTCATTGATGGCAACCTTCAGGTTTACAGCCGCTGTGTCAGTGGTGGTAACTGTGATGCTTTTAACCACAGCATCATCTGTGCTGGCTGTGTACAGGGTCACATAGCTGGTGGTGTCTGTGCTGGTTAGGCGCTTGCCTAGCACATTGATTTCTTGGGTGAAATTCAGGTTGGTACTCTTAGCCATTCTTCCTCCTAATTTTGAACTTTAATCGGATCATTCATCGTGACTGCAAAAGTCCCCGCGCTGCTGCTGATGTCCGCGCCAAAATCGATGTAGCAGACCAGTTCGTCCGCGCTCGATGCGCCGCCTCGGCTCCTATAGATCACTGCGCCGCGTGCGGTGATTGTGCTGCTGGTCCAACTGGTGATGCTGAAGGTGATCTCCACATCGTTATTGGTGTTGTCCACCGCTGCGACTGTGCAGGTTGCCGCGTTGCCATCGGCGGTGTAGCCTGTTCCCGAAACCTCGTTTGTGATGTCGTTGCGCTTGTCGTGCGCTTTATCTGCGGTGTAACTACTGGTAACCAGCAGGCATTTAAATGTGTTGGAGGCGCAGTTAATTGAACCCGTGAACGAGTCGTAATAAAACGAGTTGTACACGAGACTCGCCATTATTCTTTATCCTGTTTTTTAAACTGACCACCTTGAATCATGTCGGTGATGCGCTCAATCTCGGTGCCAAGTTGCTGCTGTGTTTTAGCCAGGACAGCAAGCGTGCTTTCCAGTGAATGCAGGAATGCAAAATGCCGATCACGCAGTGGAACAATTAGTTCGCGTGCAATCCAAGAACAGCACTGCCAAAACGCATAACCGGCGACACAGAGTCCCATGGTTGGCAAACCAAACTCCCTGATGAATTGAATGGCATCCATGGCGGTCCTCAGATCAGCCAGTTGATGGAACGAGCCGGAAACCCGGTGAACCTTGAGAATGCAAAGCTATCGCGTTGTTTCAGCATTCCATCAGCTACCTCGGCATCCACCCACCAACCGGATGCTGGCGCGTCTGGGTGTGATTTAGGACCGGTCGTGCTGCTAAATCCGTAACTGTTCACGATGAACAAACCCGGTCGCTTGCCGGTCTTCCTGTAGCCTATAAACGACATCGAGTGGTTCCACCGACCACTCGGTGCCGCATAGCCTTCGGAGTCGCGCTTTAGGCTGAATCCTCGATTGCTGGCGACCTGTATCCCATAGCCTTGGCCAAGTGCTGAAACCGCATCGCTAAACGATGTGATCAGTGTGCAGTTGCCGATTGGATGGCGCTTGGCTATGTCCTCGATCTCAGTCGGTACGCCTTTTCGGCCCCAGTCACGGCAACGCGCCTGGTCGTATTTGGTCAGATCGTATGCGCCATATATTCCCTGCGCTATTACTCCCCAGCGCCGCACCCACTCTGCCGCCCAAGCGCCGATGGAACCATCACCGGAAATCTTTCCACCGCCGATCTCAACGCGGGAGCCGCCATAAATTGCTTCCATGCACGGAATGCGTGTTTCCTCTGCATCACCTGCGATTATTTCACCAGCCTGCGTGAGCATTAGCGCGTGGCTGGTTCCGAATGAAACGCAGGAGCCGACAGAACCTTGAGACAGTTCAGGCCATGCCGTGCCGCTGGCCTTTTGCCATGCCTGCCATCCCAACACCTCGTCGGGTAGGCTGGCCTCGTCCACTGCGCTGGCTGGCGTGTCTCCCCATGTTGGCATAGGTAGGCCGGAGACCACCGCGTCGACCGCTGCGGGATCCTCGATCCAACCAAAATTCTGATCGACCTGAGCCATGTTTTCACCGTGCCAAGGTATTAAGGATTAGGCTGATCCGGCGGCACTGCGCGGCACATCTTGCGCCGAGTCCCCCCGCCAGGTTGGCCGCCGGATCAGTTCCCAGTGCGCTGGACAGTTCGTCCGCAATGCGCTGCCTGACCGTGATCAGCTTGTTGCCGATGCCGGCTTGCTGGCTAAGTAGCCTTAGCGCGCCAGTCCATGCGCCAAGCGTTGCGTGCTGACCGGCCATTACCTCGCCTTGGCGGTAGAGTTCGGCCAGTGTCTTCAGGCTGTTCTGTTGGTCTGATTCCTGCAAACCGCCAACGATGCTGGCCAGTGCTTGGTACAGCGGATCCTTGCTGATGTCGTCCGGTGTTGGAACTGGTGGCACTGGTGGCACAGGTGCAGGCAGATCACCAGCGATGATATCGGTGGTGGCGTATTCCGGCACATCTCCCGCAGCGGTGACAAATGTCAACCGGTATTTTCCTGGTGTGTAGCAGATCACCCGGAATGATAGTTTGCCGTTGGCGGCGACCTCTTGGAATGCGTCACAGTCGCCGGCTGGTGGGATCAGGATGGTGTTTTTGCCGGTCGAAACAACTTCGACTCGCGCCAATCGGTTGCACGGCGTGCGCACCTCCGGCGGTGCCTTGATATCAGCGAACAGCAGGAAAAGTATGGCGGGTGTCATACCTCAAATTTAAATAACCCGACGAACTCAGACACCTTTAGCCATCCAGTCTGGACAGGTCGAACAGATGGCCTCGCCGGATTTAGCCTGGCCAATCTTTCGGCATTGGCCATGGATAGCGCAGGAGCGCAGTACAGCCACGCCGCACCCGCAGGTTGCTGGATCCTCGATGGCTTCGCCCAGGTGAACGCATGGCGTGGTTGTTCGGGTGATCCATTGCTTGCGGAATGCTGGATTAATGCCGGTGCCGCCCCAGAGGCGGTTGTATTCCGGGTTGGTTAGGTAGAGGTAGCACACCCGGCATTCGCAGGTGGTCGGTTCAAGTGGACATGGTTTCATAGGGTGAAGGTAATGTCGAATGAACCTTTACGAAGGTAACCCTGATAAATTTGTCCGCCTGTGTAAGTGATGGAAAAAGGGCTGCAACTGTACGTCAATAGGGTCATTGGCACCCTAAAAAGAAACGGATTTTGGTCCCAAAATTTTAATTGAGAAAAATTATCTGGACTAAATAATGTCGAGCAATCGCACGCAATGCAATAAAAGGTTAGGCCGTTAGGTACATAAATATTACTGTAAATATAACATAAGTCATCATATGGCGGTGCAGTTGCAGTTCTTATTTTAAATCGCGTTGTTGGAGGCGATACTAATGGGCAAGAAGTCGCCGGCGTTACCACAAATAGACTTTCAGTTCTCAACGAATTATTTGCGATCACATCAATACTGGCAGATGAAGGCAGACATAGATCAGCCAGACTGTAACCACCATAACCAGACATGGAGAAAGTGGCGACTAATTGTACGGGAACAGTGTTATCTACGGCACCTGGACAGAAGCCACCAGCGGAAAACCACTTTTTAAGATAAGTAACAGGAGGCACACAGCATGATGAACAGGAAAGCGTTTTGGTAGTTGTACCACCAGTTTCGCCGCTTGCGCCGCCGCTTGGTGTTATTGCGAAAGATTTAGTGGACTCTGGATAAAAGTTAATCCCAGTAGAACCAGCGGTAGCCGTTCCGCTCGGCTGAGACACCGTCGCCGTTGTCGGCGAAAACGGTTCAGCAATTGCCGTTGCGGATGCTGCCATTAGGTAGACCTACCGCCGGGAATGTGTAGCGTTTTCTTAGTGACCGTCAGCACTCCAGAAACACAGGTGATGTCGGTCACCACCTGAATTGACAGGATCGGTCCGGAACTTGTGACGTAAACATCTTTGGTGGTCGTCCCACTGATCAGCTTCGTGTACATGTATTTGCCGATGTATTTGCCGTTAGGCAATGTTTTAGCATCAGGTTCACGAATGATGATTTCGGTGTAGTCCGTGCGCCATTCGTTGTTGTTGTTATCCCACCAGACGATCTTGCCTGTGTGATCACCTGCCGGCGTGGTTGTTCCTGTCACCTGGACAAAGTCGATGCCGTCACCCGGTTGGCTAATATAGCTGTCTTCGGTTGCGCCAAATCTAGGTGCCAGTCTGCCGCCCTCGAATGCGCGCAGCATGGTGGCCAGCCGTTCGGCTGATTCGCTGGATAGGGAAAACCCGACTTCCGGTGGCATTAGAGCGGACTCGGAAAGGTTGTTGATGCGACCACATCAAAAGACAATTGCGCAGCATTATCGGTCCAGACTCCAGCCGCTTCGGTGTTTTCAGCTACAAATCCTTGAGCATCCAAGCCGACAGGCTGGGTGATGTATTTGCCATTCTTTTTGATCGGACCTTTGACGGTGGTTTGGTTGCCGGCAGCGTCCCTGGCATATTGTTTGGCTTCGAGTCCGACCGACCGCAAATCCCAAGTCCAACTGTAACGCACTTCAAAATTGATTGACCATCGCCAGTAGCTCAAACCTTCCTCGTAAACCAGATTCGCTGAAATCCCACGCAGTCTCGCCCGCTTGGCGGCTATTATCCAACTGCCTATTGTCAGTGTGTTGGTGTTAATTTTACCTAGAGCGGAAACCCAGCCGTCACCCGGCGCACTGGTGCTGTTCAGGCCAATGGTGATGGCGATGGCTGGGATGTCAATCATGTAGGGTGGCGAAATAGGATCGCCAGCCGTGTTCACGATTGGTTCGTCTGTGACCACATCTTTTTCAACCACACGCTGGCCGACATTGATGGTCTGAAAGGTGTAGTCTCTCGGCCTCGAAAGCGGATTGGAAACCCTGCTGGCTGGTGGTTGACCTTTTTGCTGGGTGTCGATTTGCGGATTGCCGGTGGCCATCATTCCGCCACCACCACCGCCACCACCACCACCACCACCGACCCAAGCATCCATGGCGTAGGCATATTGCGCGGTTACGATCCAAGCCAGCGGATTGTCGCTGTCCTGCACCGGACTTAGTGAAACGCAAAATGCCTTGGCATCTTCTGGATAAACGCTAAATATTAAAGGCAAACTGGGATGGCTACCGGCGTAAAATGGACCAGCCGTCGCATCGTCGGTGATGATGCGGAATTGCCGTGTGTACTGGCGTTGAAAACTGGAATTGACCGAGCCGGATTTGCCAGCCAATTCTTTAAAGCTGACATATGCCATTTACAATCCCTTTCCGAATTCAAGCAGGCCAGGGAGAAATCTAGTAGCGCTAGCCTCGATCCCTCGTGCCACTTCACCCAAAATGAAAACCATCTTGTCGGAATTTTCGGCGATCTTTTCTTGCGGGTTGTTTTGTTGCGTGCTGAACCGGTCACGCATCCGACTTTCCCACTCAGCGACCGAACCGCGTTCAAGTGCTTGCGCAAATATATTTTCTGGTGCCGCTTGGTCTTTGCCCATGCCTAGGCGCGGCGCCCGCTCAGCACCTTTGGCCGCCTCTAGATTGCCTTGAAGATTGCCAAGACTTGCCGCAAAGTTTTCCAATCCAGCCTGGAAGTTTGCCAGTCCGCCGCCTTCGTTGGCGTTAAATTGCTGAGCGTTGCCGCGCATAGCCTCGTTAAATTCTTTGCGGTTTCGCAATCCGAGATCCAATAGAACCTCGTTCCATGCCTGATTAAGAGCGCCCGGGTTGGTTATTTTTCGTAGCTCATCGATGCCTTTGGCAATGCCTTCGACGAAATACTTAACGCCACCTGTAAGCGCTTTAGCAATGTCTATGGTGTAATCCCGAACCACTTTAAAAACATTTTGCAGGAATTCAAAGTTGCCATCATCATCTCGAACCCAACCAAATGCCTTGGCGATTTCCTCGGCAGTGACGGCTAAACCTTCAAACACGCCACGCATGATTGCTAAGCCTTCTTTGATCACGCCTTCAAATGGTTCAGCCAGGCGGACGATTAGGTTGTCCCACGATTCCGACAAAAGCGCCATCTGGCCTGTCATGGAGCCTAGCCATTTAGGCTCACGCATTAGCGAACCTTGGTCGGCCACCTGGCTGAATTGTAGTTCTTCATTGGCCAACAATGCGTCTCTAGCGCTACTGGCTAGATTCCGCATCATGCCAACCGCGCCTGCGCCAGCCGCCGCAAATATTCCAAACTTGAATGCTCCGAGTACCGAACCCAATCCCGCGCCAATCTGGCTAACGGTGGACATCCGTTTGCCAAAGTCCTCGACCTTGTCAGCGATCTTGTTCAGCCCGCTTTCGGCTCGTGAGCCGTCCAGCGCGACCGATATCGCCAGATTGGAAATCGATTCAGCCATCGGACCTTTCCACTGGTTTGGCGCCTAGCGACAATAGCGCCAGGCGCATTTCCTCGGGTGTTACCTGCCGCACTTCATCAGCAGATCTTGTCGTCCACCATGGCAGCGATATCCTGCGTGCCGTTTCTGCTGGATCCTTCAGGTGTGCTGCCATCACCGAATAAGACCAGCCGAGCGTTGCGAGTGTATCCAGCCTGTATGGTCCCCATGGTTCTTGCTGCGCAAGCGCTATCCAATCGTTTAGCTCATTTGCTCCCAGCGTGCATTCCAGTTCTGCGACTGTCCGTCCCAAGTGACCGGCCAGCGCCAGCATGAAGCGGCGCTGGTGACTTAGTTTTTTTCCGGTGTTCCGCCTAGGCCGGACAACTGCTGTGCTTTCGCTGCGATGGTTTCCATCACATGCAGCGGGAATGATTTACCGATTAGGTCGGTGTCTGATGGATTGAATATCTGCTGGCCTTTTTCATCGACGATCACTTTGGCTAGCATCGGCAAAACCAGAGACTCGAACTTTTGGCCATCGCTGATTTTCTCGCGAAACTCCAGCGCTTCGCCTGCGGAAAGCTCGCGGACATAAACAAAATCATTTAGCTCGGGGATCTCGACTCGCTCACGTTTGAGCAGGGCGTAAGGTTTGAAGCTGTCGCGGGTAAGCACAAAACCTCCTAGAGTTGAAACGTGATGATGTAGGTAATTAGACCGGAAGTGCTGGACAGGTCGATGCCTGTAACGCTGGCCAGTTTCACGCCAGTGAATTCCAACAACGGTGTTGCTGGCACATACGGCATTTCAAACCGCAGGTCGTAGCTACTGGCGTTGGTCAGGCCGACGCGCCAACCGCTGTAAGTGTTACTGGCGGTTGCGGTATCTTCCAGGTGCATCGTGATCGACACGGTGCCGGGATCGACTCTGCCAATGTATTTGGACAAAGTCATTTCGCTGGCAGCAGTGTTATCACTGAATGACCTGGTGATTGTGCTACCAGTCAAACCCAGCACATATGGCAACTCGACATAGGATCCCACACCGCTTGCGCGGGTGTATACCTTGGTGCCTGCTGCCATGACTGGACTTGGCATGTGTTAGGCTGTCAGCGTCATGGTTGCGGTGTAGGTCACCGTCGTATCGTTGGCACCTAGTTCTGGCGTGGTCAGCTCACTGATGAAGCCGCTGAATGTGTACAGCGGTGTGGAATCAAAAGCGCCAGGCATGTTTACCGTGACCGTGATCAGTGTGCCAGCAACCAGAATGGTGTTCAGTCCTGTCCACTCGTTGGTTGCGGTTGCCGTATCCTGCAACTGAAACGTGAACTGGACGGTGCCGGGATCGGTCCGCACAGGCCGGCGTTTCATGGTCGTATCACTCAGCAGAGTAATATCGGCTACCGCTCGCTGCTTGGTGTTGCCACCAATGGCGGTGAGTCCGGTCATCGTGACGGAAGTGCCGCCAGCAACCGGCACATACGCTGCCGTTGTGCCTACGGCAAACACTGGATCTGGCATGGAATCACCTCCTAAATATAAGCGCCATCTACCTGTAAATTAACCAACCGAATGGACTCATCGGATCCGTCGAGTATCACCTCGGATACATCCGACTGGCTAATCACCCGCCAGAAAAAGATTTTTGGATTAGTCAGGCCAACCCAAGTTCCCTGTTCCAACTGGGTGCGTAGCCATGCGGTCACAGACTCGCATTCGCTGCGAGTCTCAGCAGTCACGACTAGGTTCACGCTAGCTTGCCGTGCAACTGTGGTTCCATCGAGGCGCAGAACCGGCGTGTCTTCGCTGCCGGTGTAAACGATAAACGGCAGAGTTGAACCGGCTGGCGCAATCTCTGGCGAGATACCACCAGGGATAGTAGCGGCGTAACCTGTTTGTCCGGTCAAATACGTTCGGATAGCCTTGCCGAATACGGACATGATGCCTCCTATCGTGAAGCCAACAGCTTGGCGACTTGGTCACGCAGTTTGTTTCTCACCAGTGTTCTGACTTGGCCTTGAGTTGCTGCGAATGCTGGTCGCATGAACGGGTAAGGTTTCACGCTCTTGCCGGTGTTTGCGCCACGAACCTTCAGGATGTGACCTTTCTCAAGCCACCAGGCATATTGTTTAGGATCGTGCGTTACCAGTTTGTTTATAAATGGATTCCATGCTGTGACCTTGTAGCCTGAGCGCGGACCGACAATGCACAGCACCCTGCCGCTCGATGTTCGTTTCCACTTTGCGTTTTTCCATTCTGCACCGCTGGCCATGCCACGCGGGTTGATACCGCTACCGCCAATCACCCGGCCATCCGCTGCCGAGCGCGCAACCGATTGAGGTTTGGCCATGTGAACCTTGACACCGATGGACCGTGCCAAAGCGCCGGTTTGTCCCACTTCCGTGACCGTGTTATTGCGTGTGCCAAATGCGCCTTTGGTTGTGATTGCAAATCGCAGCAACTCCCGCTCTTCCGGTGTGCTGACCATTTTTTTAATTTGTTCAACAGAGTAGGTGCGCTTTTTAACCGTGACCAACTTTCTTGGCCTGCCGCGTTTAGGCTGTTCCGGCTTGGCCTGTTGAATCGACTTTGGCTTTTCTGGTTTAACCGCCGGTGGTTTGGGTTTGCGTTTAATCCTGATGCCGAACTCGTTGAACACCTCACGCATCAGTTTGTCGGCATCTTTGCGCACAGCCTTGGAAATCTTGTTGCCGTATTTGCTTGCCACTTTCATGGCGCGGCGGCTAGCCTTCCTAGCAATTGCGGAGTGTGGCTTCAGGATCTTTTTAAGTTTTTTCTGGTACTGTTGCGCCTCTTTGCCGGCGGCGGCTATAAATTTAGACAGGCGACTTGGTTTGCCAGCCGCCTTCAACCGGTTGATGCCTACCCTAGCCTTGATGCTAGACCGGATTGCAGGTATCAGAAGCCTGCCAATTTCCCGAGCTACCGAGCGAAAGACTTGTTGCTTCTTTTTGGGGAACTCCAACACGGTGCGGATCAGTTTATCCGCACCATTAAATTCAAGTTTGTAGCCGAAATCGGCCACTAAACCACCTCTTCAGAACAGGTTATTTCTAGTATCTCGTTCAGGTAATCCACATTGGTGATGCTGCTAATTTCTAATACGCGCGAACCAAGCAGTAGCCGCCAAGTCTCGTCCATGCTGGCCAGTGCGCTGGCGTAGCGGATCCGTACAGTATGACCGAGAGTTACTTGGCCTTTATTGACTGTGGCTTGCGTGCCACCGCCACGACCAATCATCTCAGACCAAACAGTTGAGACAGTTGTCCAGGTGATGGCTTCCTGTCCGTAGCTGTCCACGGTCGCAGTAGGCGACTGCACAACCACACGGTGCCGCATTCTGCCGGCTGGGATCACTGGTATTCCCCGCTGTCGTACAGAGAGAGAAGACTTTCCACCGCGTAGGGAACCGGCAAGCCTGCCTCCTGGCTGGCGGCCTCACGCCTGATGTACCAGTTGCCGACCAGTAACAGGATGGCTTGCTTGATCGGTCCAGGCACATCTGCGCCGGTGGTGCCAAATCCAGCGTAAAAAGTGACCTCTACCGGGTATTTGCGCTCACTGTCGAGCGTAGGCCAGCCAGCGATTCCCCAGACGGACAGGACCGGTGGGTTGCTGTTGTAGGCTAAAAATTCTTCATCGCTCAGAGTCCACGATGTGGTGGTCACATCGTCAGGGTTGTAGTAGCTGATAACCGGTGAGTAGGTTCCCGATGTTGTGATCATTGGCCGGCGCATGATCTCGATATCAGCGCCATCGGCTGGGAAGTCCTCTAGCCGCATCCGCCATTGCTGGCGGATTAGCGCCAACCGTGTGGTGCGTTCGACATGATCACGAGCGGTGGAAATCAACGCCGAAATCAGCGTGTCATCGTCCGAGTGATCAACTCGGATATGCGCTTTGGCTTCGGCCAGAGTGACCGGTTCAGATGCCGGAGCGGTGATCCGTTCTAGGAACATACTCACCTCACTTGCGTTTTTTGGCCTTTGGCGCTTCCTCGGTGGTCGTCTCGACTTCCGGCTCGGGATTGGCACCATTGCTAGCCACATGGATGGCCAAACCTCGCTCAACCAACCTGTCAGCTTCGACCTGATCAACGCATGGGAACAGTTCCCCTGGCATCCATGCTGTAACGGAATTGGCGAGCGCTTCAAGCAGTACTACTTCCACAGGCATATTCAGTACCTCCACAAATAAAACCGGTCCAGCGGAATCCCGCCGGACCGGTCAGATTAGCCCGGTCC